GACATTAATCCACCATCTTTATACCATTGATATGTTGGAGATGGGGTTCCAGTTGCAGTAACTGAAAATGTGGCAGTATCCCCTACATTAACTGTCTGATTACTTGGTTGTGATGTTATTGTTGGGGAAACATCCCCAAGTGGGAATTCAAATGCTCCTATATCAAACGCAGCACCCTGTGGACGATTTGTTCCAAGAATATCAACGGTAGTATATGCTGATAAATCTGTTCCTTGATTTAATGCAACGGTATCCCCAGATGTTAATTGTAAATTGTTTGAATCAGCATTTTCAGTATAACTTACAAATGTAGGTGTGGAATTAGAACCATGTGTTTGGGTGTATGCTCCCGATACATAACACGTTATAGAACCATGTGCCCCAGCAGAAATAATATTATAATCAACATTCCAACTGGCGGCAGAATATCCTGGATTTAATTCTATATCAATTCCAGCAGAATTTACAAATACATTATTTTTAATAAATGTATTTGTTACATTTGTAGATACTCCTCCAAATATGCCAAGCGTTCTATTTTCTATATCAACAAGTGTATTATTAAATATTCTAAGCCCATCTACTAATGAAAATCCACCAGAATTTGTATATATTCTAATTGCTTGATAATTTCGTTTTGAAGGGTTTGTAGAACAAATTAAATTATTAAAAATCCAAAAATTAACCATTGTCCTATCGGTACTAAAAAAGAAATCAACATCTATACAACTATCAACAGATCCATCAAATGTGTTTCCATATATTTTTACATATTTTGGACCCATTTGTTGGATGATATCTGGATGTTCATCCGTATTTGGGGTTCCCAACACATAAGAGAAATGATTATATTTTACTGTCGATCCTGCTCTCACATGAATTAAATCTGGACCTACTAACAAAGGAGAAGTTGCATAAACTCCTTGTATGTTACAATTTGATATAACGTATTTATCATAAACCGACAAATCTCCCTCACCACGAAAATCTATACCAACTTTACCATATATAAGTGTTAAATCACAATGATCAGCGGTACATGGATCTGTAATAGCGGTTGTGAATGCTATACCCGAAGGACAATTATTTATTTTAATATATTCAATTAAATGTCCACCCTCCGATCCTACTATAGCAGCCGTATAATCTGATCCAGGAGCAACATTTTGAATTAAAAAATGTTTCAATGCACCTCCCGTTATATGAATATATTTATATGATCCTACATTTATTTGTGCATTTTCAAACGTTACAGTTCCTGTATGCCCAGCATCTATACCAGTGGAAATAGTAATTAAATTTCCCGCTGTTCCACTTGCACCAATAGTTAATGTAGTAGTATAATTTTTACTAGTACTTCCTCCACTAACATATAAAGTGTCACCAGCCTTAACTCCACTTGCACCCCATACTACAGATGTGGGAGAATTCCAAGCATTCGTCCAGCTTGTTCCTACATTCGTTCCTGATGCAGAACTATCTAAATACCATAAGCTCATGATGGGTTATCTCCTATTTCAGTTGTACTTACTCTCAACTTATCAATAATATGATCACCAGTTGTATTCCACGCTTGAATTTCTACTGATACTATATCACTGGTTGCAGTTCCATTTGAATAATTCAATATTGCAGAACCTCTTGTTCCTGTGGTAGAAGCATATAATTGATATACTCCATTTGATCCAGTTCCTTTTGTATAATGAATCCACACATGATACTTAGTGTTTGCTGTAATTGTGGTAGATTGAACTTCCAGTGCTCCTTCTCTTAAATACCACTGATTGCCATTTAATCCCATTTTTAGCTGTGTAGTTAATCCACTGCTCTGAAGTAAAAATATACCATCCGTTGAAGATTGTGTTTTAAATGCAAACAGAAAATATGCCCATATATCTCCAGTTGCCGTAAATGCTGGAGGTTGAATTCTAATCAATCCAGTTGCCGTTGCTGCTCTTAATGACTTAGATCCTTCAAGAGGAGCAGGAGCAGTTGCATAGTTATAATCTGGAGCAGTTCCTGATGAAGTAGAACTCCATCCAGCTGGAGCAGCACCACTTTCAAAATTTTCAGAAATTAAAAATGTCTGGCCACCTCCTCCACCAGAAACTACTACAGGTGGAATAACAATATTCATTGTTTTAACTTTACTAATTATTTTATTAAACAACGGATTCATATTTTAATCCGCCGAAATGTTTAAATTCAATGTATATTGTTCGCTAGATATAGGAACGTAAGAATTTCTTACAACCAAGTTCCAAAATAAACTACTTGTCAACGGTAAACATACGAACGATAACAAAACATTAGGATTTGTATATAATGTTGTTCCAGCAGACCCAGAACACATTACAAAAGACGAACTTTGTACAAACGGAATTACTCCAACAAGGGTTTGAGCATCAGAATAAGAACAAGAAAATAAAGAATTATCATTTTCAGAAGTTCTATTTTTCTTAAATAAATATACTTCATAGTTTCCGATGGTTGGTTGATTTGCTCCATCAACTAACGTCGCATTTAATATTGTTCCAGATCCACCAACAACCCTAACAACATTTGGAATAACATTTGTGGTTGCTGCGGATGGACTATTTGCAATAATATCACCACTCACATATGATGCTGTATTTGGTGCTGCGGGACGAAGAAAAGAACTAGACGTATATAATGTGAATCCTCCAACATTACTTCCTATTTGTCCATGATCATCTACTGGTTGAACTAACAAAACTTGAGATACTACACTTTTAGTAACAGATGCCGATATTACACTTATAGGTCTCCATGTTGCATTATCTGATCCATATACAACTACGCCATCTACGGCTGGAGTTAAATTACCTTGTGATACCAATAATGCACCATTATTTTTATCAATTGATAATGATCCAATATTAGATGAGGTATATGATGCAGTATAAGTTGAAAGATTAACCGCTTTAGCTCCAATTAAAATTGGACTTCCAGTTAATGGAGTATTATCTAAAGAGTATCCATTAACTATAAGAGGAACGCTTGATCCAATGGATGAAGTAGTGCTAGTGCTTCCATAAGTAAAAACTGTTCCTCCTGAACCTGCAACTACAATGGTATAAAGTGGTGTAGATAAATCTGGCATATATTATATAAAACAACAACCCGTTATTTTATACATCTATAAATATATATACCAGAATCCAAAATTTAATACATTTTAGATATGATAGGTAATTCCTTATCAGGCAAGCCAATTGGAAATGTTACAACATGACCAGTCACATGCACGGCATGTACTGCATTAAACATTTCTTTCGAAACCTCAATCCAATTTCCATCGTTCGGAACAATTCTAGATTGCATATGACATTCATTAATCATAACAGATGGATGGGCATGACTACATGCAAACACATATCCATGTTTAACATTACCACTCAATAAACCAACCACAAAATTTCCAGTTTTATTAAGATAACAATGGCCGAATTTTAATAACTTATATTTATTCATATATTATTCACTTCTTACTACAGAATCCAATGACGCCCACACCGTATTAATCCAATCAACATGATAAGGAATGTTATTATCTATCATATCATCTCTAATCAATGTGAAAAATGCATTTCTATCCAATTTTGGTATTTGAGATGTTCCCAAACGTTCATTACAATGAAGTTGTGCAATAGTAGTTAACATTGTATCTTTTAATTGCATTAATGAAACATTTCTATCCAATATATCTTTCCCACTTGCAATGTTTTCCATTACTTTATATTTATTTCTTAAATTAATTGCATGAGAAACAAGTTCATCAGTAGTGTGTATTTTTTCTTCATTCAACCATGGAAAGTGTTTTATTATTGTTTTTGGACCAGCACCTTCAATACCATTAATATTATCGGAGTTATCACCATCCATTGCTCTAAACATTACAAAATTATTAGGATGAATTTGATATTCTGCCAACACTTCTGCGGGTCCATAAATTCTTTTTTTAGTTGGAGAATATACATTTATATTATTATTACATAATTGAAGGAAATCTTTATCTGATGACATAATATAAACTTTATTCGATTCTTTAAAATAATCCGTTGCAAGATAAGCAATTACATCATCTGCTTCAACGTGGTCAACCGAAAGCATATTTACTGGAAGAGTTTGAAGATATTGAATAACTCTTGTAAATTGTTTTCGCATATGTTCTTCTTCTGTGTTAGCATCTGACAAATCTTCGTAAGCACGATTTAATCTAACTTTTCCAGTTCTATGTGCTTTATATTCGGAGAATATTTGGCGACGTTTAAATGATCCTCCTGCCCCGTCAAATACAACTATACAACGAGTTGGGCCAAGAAGCTTTATGGCATACCCAATAGATTTAAGAAATCCAACAATTCCGCCTGTATGATTTCCATTTTCATCCATTGCAGGATTAGCTGACCAGCATCTAATAAATGTATTAGCTAAGTACCGTCAATCAAAAGAATACTCGAATTCGTCTGACGAGTCCATTTTTCTTTTGTGACGGTAACTCCTTTCTGAAAGATTGAATACAATCTTTTTTTTTCTTCATTGGTTAATTCCATTTAATATTTCCTTTATTATTGACAATTTATCATTACTATGTTCCCAATCATATTGCCATATTACAAACACATTATATCCATTTTGTTTAGCTATATCAAGTTTATTCTTATCATAATTCCACTTTTCTTGACATATGGAAGATACATCATAAAATCTTGGATCTCTATGCCAGTATGTTCCATTAAACTCTACTATCAAATTTTTGTCTTTTACAAAAACATCATATGGTTTTCCGTTTATAAAAAATTCCTCTTCTACACAGAAACCTTCATTTCTAAACATATTAGCCACTTCTATTTGCCCCTTAGATTTATATGTCACTTTATGAATCCCACTTTTCCACTGCAAAGTTGTTATTTGAGATAATTTTTGTTTTGTAATATCACTCCGTTTAAGTCCTAAAGATCCTGATCTAATTTTAGGCACACACAACGCTTCTCTATGTTTTTTTGTTAATGGTTTTCCAGAAAGTGCGGTTTTTATTTTCTGAATGGTATTTTCACTGTGTTTATATCCTTCACGAGATTTAGATCTTTTTTTATTAGTTTCATCTGTCCATGCATTGGGATGACAATATTTTACCATCAGTTCTCTACTTTTTTCTTTTCGAGCATCATCCCCAATCCAACTTTTCTTACTACCATAAATCATTTTTTCTCGTTGTTCTGGAGAAATATAATAACTTTCTTTAGTTCTATTTTTATGAGCAGATTTCGCCAATCTACTACGGTAGATAGCAATCAGATTTTCTTTACCATACTTATTATATATTAAATTTCTAATACGGACTCGGAGTTTACTGCCGAATCCTTTAGTTTTAAGAAGTCCTTCAAACCCAATTATATTTTCATTTGTAATAAACTCATTATAATATTCATCTACTACTTTATGCAATTCTGTATTATCCATATAGTATAAATATAAAGGTAATACAGAAAAGCATCGTATAAAGGTGTAATTATTTAATCTTCATCAGAAGAATCTGATTCTTTTACTGCATCTTTAGTAATGTCATCATTTTCTCCACTTTCGGTTTCAATTTCTTCTACAATTTTGGAATTTGGATCACGATACTGCATGATATATTCATTACATATAGATTGATAAACTTCTTCTTTCAAGTTTGAGTCGGTATTCATTAATTCTACAAATTTTGCTGCATCAAACTCAATTTTTTCACCACTAGTTCTAGTGAAAGTATATCCACTTTTATCACCAGTGATAAGTCCATGAAGTTTCATGTAGTTTAACCAACTTGATAAATCTTGAATACCACTGTCATAATGAATTTCAAATTGAGCAGTTCTGTATCCAGGACCACAACGATTCTTAATGACTTGAGCAGTACACTTCATTCCAATAACTTCTTTTTGTCCACCACGGGTAACTTTTAATTTTCCCAAGTTGGCAAGACGAAGACGAACCGAACAAGCAAATGGTAATGCTTTTCCACCAGGAACAATCCACTTGTCACCAAATGGTCCTGCATTCATATTGTAACGAACTTGATTAGTATAAACAATAAGAACACGTTGATTAGATACAAGGTTCGTAATTTTTCTCATTGCTTTACTAAGAATAATTGCTTTACCTGTATTGTATCCACTAACTCCATGTTCAGATTCCATTTCTGTTTCTACAGATGCTTGAGCAACCGAGTCAATAAAAATAGTAAGCAATCGTCCATCATCCTTCTTTCGGAATACTCCAATAACCAATTCAATCATTGCGAATAGTTCCTCTAAAGTAGTGAACTTCTGATAATTTACATTTTTAATGTTTACACCGAGAACGGTCCAAAACTTTTTGTCAACACTTGATTCAGAATCAAAAAATACGGCTAATCCGCCTCTCTTTTGTGTTTCTGAAATAATTTGAGCACACATTAAACTTTTTCCAGTGCTTTCCAAACCACTTAATTCTACCATTCTACCAACAGGAAACCCTCCGTGGGGTCTATTAGAAATGGCCAAATCAAGAAGAGTAGATCCAGTACTTACCCATTCTCTAACATCCACTGGATTATCTTCTTCATCCAAAAAGAATGATACCTTTGTTCCATCTTTCTGAGATTTGTTAAGTTCTTTTTGAACGAGCAATGCTAACTCATCACGTTCTATATCTACGTCACTGTCAATGTGTTTACTTGAATTCTTTTTTGCAATAGCCATAAGTTCCTTTATATAAAAGTTAATGCTACCATAGATCGGTAGCATTAACAAGTAATTTTAATATATTACGATATTATTTATGATTTAGTTTGAAAGAACTTTTCAAACTCGTCTGCCATTGCACCAGAGTTAGCAGAAGATGCTGCTGCGGGTGCTGGAGTAGAGGATTGACCCGCACCACTTGCTGGTGTAGGGTTGCTATTAGCTGAAGGAGTGTCAGTCTCTGGAGCAGATGTATCCTGAGCAGGATCCAACCACTTGTCAACAACAGACTTTAATTCATCATACGATTTCAAAGGAAAAATCGTAAGAATGTCTGTTTGATCCATAAGTTTTTCCATCAAATCCCTACGAGTAGGATTAACAACTGGAGTTATATTAGGATCTGCAAGAATATTTGTTTCTGGGAAAGATTGTCCCTTAGCATTCTTTTTCTTGCTTTCTTTATGAAACTCTACTTCGATATCTCTTCCTTCAGTCCATGAAGTAATATCTCCATATTTTGCATTAGTCATAAGTTTTAACAATTGCTTATAGACTTGAATTCCAAATCCCCAAAAACGAACTCCCAACTCTTCTTCTCCCCTTACAATAACTGGGGCATAGGTTCGAGTAACTGGAGCCAATTTTGCGGCGATATCCTTTTCTTCATTACTTCCACTTGAACGAAGTGCGTCAATTGTTTCAAGTATAGGATCTGGTTTTCCAAAAGTGCAAGGAGCAAGATAATTATTTCCTGCAAGTTTGTAATAAAACTTCAATTCAATAAACGGAGAATCTGGATTGAATTTATAAGGAACAATTCTAACTGTCTGAAGTCCTTCCTTTGGTTTCCAAAGTAATTTTGCGAATTCTGAGGCTTTCGCACCATCCTCAAACTGTTTGAGACGTGCGGCGAGTGCTTGTACATTTACTGCCATGATGTTTTCTTTTTTTTAATTTTAATCAGTTAATTGGTTAATCGTCAATCAATAAATTGAGTCTTAACGTTTATAACTATCACAGTTTCTCACAAAACACACACTTTTACAACTTATTTTAATTTAAATCTTTAACTTTTTCTAGTATTGCATATTTGGTTAGATATAATTTGGCCTTTTCAAGTAAATCCGTGTTATCTTTAAAATATCCAATTCCGGCATTACATCTAACACAAAGAAGTCCACGAATATTTCCTGTCAAATGATTGTGGTCAACATGAAAACTTCTTTTATAATCAGTATGTGGTTTTCCACAAATTTCACAGCATCCATTTTGATTTAATAACATTTTTGTATATCCTTCTGATGTTATGCCATGCCTATTTTTTAGATGTGCTCGTTTATCTATTTTATGAGTTTTCATACGATTATTATTTCTCCACCTATAGACATATTCTTTACATTTTTCTTTATTGGATTTTCGCCATTTAGCACTCTGCTCATTTCGTTTATCTTTATTCTTGAGATAATACTCCTGAAAATATTGTTTTTGCTTTTCGGAAATCATAACTTTTTGCTTATTTTACCAAGATATGAAATATAGCACGGTATAATCAGATTTCATTACAGTAAACCCACGACTTGTTAATTCACCAATAATTTCACTGGTTTGTGATTCAGATAATGACAAATCGGAATGTAGTCCATACATATTTTCCACCTGTATAATTGGATTCCAAGTATAAACATTGCTATATTTATCCAATCCTCCATGAATAACTCTACTCCTAATACCATTACTAATAGTTTCCATCACAATAGATTTCCAATTTTTCGGCATGTTTACTTTAGATGAATTTTCAAATATTTCTTTAACCTCAGAAACAGAAATCATTCCTTCATAAAAAAATTCCTTTTTAAGTTTTTCCAAAGAATTATTTAAAACCCACTTTGCCATATCCAGTGAATGTTCATCACAATATTTTTTAATATGGTCGAAATCTTCTTTAGGAATGTTTATAACTCGTTTTTCATTTTTCATTTTTTTCATATACAATATATAGCATATGAAAAATAAAAAACATTTATTTTAATAACTTTTATTTATTCAGTAATTGAAAGTATTTTTAAAGGAATTATTCTAATTGATACATCGCCAGTGATTATAAGTGAATTTGAATATAATGTCCAATCAATAACGTAATTATGATCTATACTTCCATGTTCTTCCTCTATTAACTTATTCATGCTATTAAGGGTATATAAAGTATTGGTTTGTTTTTTACGATGAATTAGAATTGTATTGGGGAATTTGGGAGATTCCTTTTTCATATTTAATACATTATATGTAATATATACTTCTTTAGGATTATTTACATTTGAAAACGCAAATATTCTATTATTATATACGTCATAGAATTTATTAATTTTATGAAGTGTTTCTTTGAATTCGGACAAAGTTGAAAAAGTACAAAGTAATTGGCGGTTGAAATTATCTTGCATAATATTTAAATTAAGACTTTATATAAGGTGTTAAAAACGTGACCGCTTCTTTATAACCCCATTCATATGATTTTTTATAGAGTTCGTTCAATTGATGATTTAATGCCGACTCATTAATATTTAATGGGTTTGCAACATTCGTTAACACGGTATCATCAGTTTTAAAAATTTGTTGTGCAACTTCTTTTTCAGCCGCAATTCTTTCAGGAGTTCTTGGGGCAGGAGGTTCTACTGGAGAAGATGGAGCAGCCATTGGTTCTGGTTTTTCATCCCCCCTTGGAGGTTCTATTTCTAATTTCTTATCAGAAGTATTTTCTCCACCACCAACTTTATCGGACGATGAAAATGATGATTTGGGCAAACTTTTACCATCATCAGTTTCATCATTATCATCTTCATCACTACTTCCATCTTTTGGTTCCTCTGGTTCATCAGGTTCTTCGTCGGAAATTTTTGATGATGGTTCTTTAGAAGGAACTTCTCCTGGTTCTGGTTTAGATCCTGGCGGTGCAGTTTTTACTTTTTCAGACTGATCTGGAGTTGAGTTTTGTGATGACGAATTTTGTGGAGATGGATTTTTTTCAAAATGAGTTCCACGAGATATTGCATTTGCTTTATGTTTTGGAGTTGGGAAAGTAACTAATATACCATCCTTATTATATGCCTGTCGTTCTGGGAATTTACCTTCAACCATTCGATTGGTTACATGTATGGCAGCTTCCTTAGTTATACCTCTTTTCAAAAAATAATCACGAAGGGCATTCATATGCTCTTCTTCATCCATTCGGAAAATACCGTCACTTATACGGTTATCTAGACAAACTTCATTAAATACTCTATCTGAAACACTTGACATATCTTTAACATATAAATATATGAAGAATATTCAAAAATAGATATTTTAAACGGATACTAATTTAACATCATGATAACTTTCCCCAACATATGTTTTCATAGGAAATATACCATTCAAACTCATTATATTGCGTAAATCATTTAATGTTTCATATCCATCTTCTTTATTAAAATCATAAAGTATTGCGTCATAAATATAAAGAACTGGTTTTGTTTTTTTATTCTGTAAATAATCCATAACCATCTTTAATCTGGAAATTGAAATCTCACCTTCAACTGCTTGTAAAATATAATTAAAAACCTTCGGAGGGTTTGGATCTAAAATATGTTTATCAGTAATTTTTCGTTTAAATATTGGAGTTAATACATATCCATTATTCTTAAAAAACGTCCACTGTTCATTAATAAAAGATTTTAAATTTGATAAATATTTTATATGAGAATATTCATCTTCCACACCGCCGAAAAATTGGCGAAATGTCAGTTGCTTAGAATTCTTTACATCAGTTTCATCAACCTCAGATTTATGGAAATATAATTTTGCCAAATATTCGTATATATCAACTTCCAATGGAATATTATAATTAGTCAAATGGCATATGATTCTTGGATGAAATGTAGTATAATCAATTAAAACCATCCTTCCATCTGATTTATATCTTGATACAAAACATTTTCGTGTACCATCCGTATGATTTATGGCAGAGTAGTTTACATTATCATAACTATTACTTGGTCTTCCAGTTGAAGTATAAACATTATATTGACTATAAACCAATCCATCTTCTCCAACATTTACTTTAAAACGTGTATTAAATTTTTCTTTATCTACAAAAATGCCTTGTGATTCTAACTTTCCAAGAGTATCAATTATAACATCATTAAAATTAATAAATGAACTATCAACATCATTTCCTTCCAACATTGCTGTAATGTCATTAGACATTTCATCAAACATTTCTTTATGTTTTAGAATGGGGATTGCCAAGTTTATATTTCCAATTCCATTTGAATTTTTACGAATAAGATAATGAGCAGGAGTTTCGTATGAATCCAATTCCAATGTAGAATTATTTTGTAAATATCCCATCAAATTGGCATCATAAACATTGGAGTATTTAAAAACTTGTGTAAATGATTTCTTATCTAATACCCAAATTTTATTTTTATTATTAACCAAAAAATCATTTATAAAAATGGATGGAGTAATGGTGGATTTCGAATCTGGGTGATTAAAAGAAAAATAATATGTTTTTCCAGTTAAAATATTTCTAACAAATAAAATAAGTGAACTATTAATAGCAGGATGCATCCCATCTTTAAATGGAATCACATGCAATATTAAATCTCCAACCGAGTTATTGGATTTAAAATTATTATAATCAGTTAATGTTTCTATCATCAACAAACCATAATATCATTTTTAAAGAAGAAGTCAAATTTATTTTGGATCTATTCCGAGTCGTTTTTTAATAAACCCACGTAATGGAATAATACCTGCGGTAATAGTCGTAATCCACTTTCCATTTTCAACGTTTTCCACAACATCTACAATTCTAAATACAATATTTTTATGAGAATATGGTTCTGGAAGGTTTCTAACAAGAAACATCATAAACGTTCTTAACCCACCAATTCCTTGAATTGTGAATGTTGCCTGAATTCCTGGCATAATACCAGTATATTTTGGATTATTTTCTTCATCGCCATCGTCAAGTAGGAGACGTAGAATTTCTGCGGAAGGAAGAACTAATCTTCGTATAACTGGAACTTCTTTAATCGGCACTTTTTTAATAGACTCTGGATATAATTGATTTTGTAGAGTTTCTAATCCATTTCCATTTAACCCAGTTTTTGGAACCGAGTTAAGAATAGTTTGTATCCCACTTTGAGAATGAGTTGGAATATTGGACTGAATTAAATTTTTACTTACACATGTAATTTGATAAGAACCATCAATTGGTCTAACTTGTTGTAGTTCACGCATTGTGTTAACAAATCCCGATATATCTTTATTATATACTGGCGGTGAATATTCTTCATCATCTTTAGTAAGACGATCTTCAAATTTATAATCTAACAATTCATTATTTCCATTAATAATGGATATAGTTTTATCTGGATGGTTATTCTTGGAATAAATACTTCTAATAGCCTGTGCATTACTAATCGTTGGTTTAAAATTTACACCCAATAACAAACTATCTGAATCATAATAATCAAAAGTAAAAACTTTTCCTTTATTAATAGATGCCATAAATTTATTATCAACAATCTTCATAGAAGATATTTTAATATTATTATCATCATCATTATCATAACCACTTCCACTGCCCCCAACCAATGAAAAATCCCAAAAATCTCCACACGCTCCAGAAATTCCTTCCAAAACTTTTTTTATGAATTGAGGGTAAGTTTTTACATCCGAATTATTTATCAACGATTGTAGAAACGTAACATTAACATAAATATTTTTTAAATATCCAGAAAATTTTGCAGGATATTCATTAACATTGTTAATAAATGGGAATGAATATTTATTACTGGATTTTGAAAAATTGTTGGCATCTCCAACGTTTGTATTATTATATCTTATACCATTTATAATTTCGTCTATATCATCTCTATAAATGTTATAAATTGGTTTACAAATAACCTTTATTCTATAATCTGCTAATTTACCATCTCTTTCGGCATCCACCATTTTAAGTGTTCCATCGGTTGATGGATAGGTACTTGGTTGCATTTGAGAAAGATAATCATTTTCATTTTCTACTCTATTATCTTGTCTTAATGCATACCAAGGTCCAAAAAAATACTTGGGTGCCATTGCATTTGGAATTAAACAAACATCTCCATTTGAAGATATTAAATTAGGATGCCCACCAATAACAACATCATCAATATCAATATGAAATAATTCTTTTTGACCCATATGTGTTAACGATGATGCGTGAAAATTAATAATTTCAATTAACAAACCAAAATTAATCCATAACTTATCGTTGTGTGATTTATAATCAAAATCCTCTTTTTTATTTGCGCCCTCCTGAAATAAACCTTTTGGATCTTTTAAATTTCTTCCATAGAAAACCCCATAAACATATTCCGTCCAATTGTTTGGATGACTCTGGTTAACATATGATATAAACTGATTAAAATTGAGAGAAGAAGAAGCATATGTATCTAATGATTTTTTATTGTCGGGATATAGTTGATTTTGTAGAGTTTCCAATCCATTTCCATTTAAACCAGTCTTTGGAACACTATCCAATATTTTTGAGATTGAACTTGTTATTGCCGATAAAAAATTATTAAATGAAGATGGTTGTGTTGATTTTGCATCTATTTGTTTTTGTTGCTCTATTAAAGAATTATATGGAGATGCTATAAACGGTTTAATTGGAGATACTTTCTCCATAGATTTCTCAATACTATCAGTAGCGTTTATATTTTTAAAATTAAATATTTCTTTATCAATAAATTGAGAAAGACTGTTATATGGAATTACAAAATCATTTTTAGTCTTACCTTCCTCAACATTAGAATCCACTATTAGTCCAGCATATATACGATCTTTTGATGTAATTTCCGTTTTACATTTTATTTTATTTCCTTCCATAGCCCATTCAAAATGAGTTACGATTCCAATAATTACATCATAATTACCCTTGGATTTTAAAATATTTTCAGTATAAAGAAGATATGGATTATTGAACATTTTCTTTAACTTTTTAGTTTCTGATAAATCTATTAAAGATGTTGTATCATAATGATTCCATCCCCATTCTAATACACAAGAAATTCCAGGTATTAAAAAATATGGAGTCATATATTCCATCTGTGCTTTAGAAAAACAAACCCATTCTATAGTAGCTCTTCTATATAACTCCTTTTGAATGGTTACATTTATTTTTTCTATTTCTGGAGGAGGAACATTAATTGGATATTGACTCGTTTGTAAGTTTTCTATAATATGTGGAGTACTTGTTTTATCAGGAACATATCCAATTATTGATTCTTTCTTTTCTGTATTGTTTATACCATAACCACTGTAGAAATCTTTACCTCCAAAAAATACAAATCCAGGCTTGATATCAGAATCTTTTAATTTTTTTCTATTACCATATCTATCTAAAACATAATTTCCATTAGAATCTATTTGATATTGTTTTCCTATTCCATTAGAACAAAATCTTACCCAAGGAGACATAGGACCATTATATTTTTTCCAATCACCATTTCCAGATGATTCCCATCCACCTTTATCCGCTTCTACAAATGAAAAACTTCTATTGACCTTTCTTCGGTTTAGTTCATCTTGTATTTCAGATGGAAAATTACTTGGCTCCCAGGGCTTAATTGCTTGTGGCATCAGGGGTTCCTACTTTCTCTAGAATGTTTTTATACTGTTTATTCATTGCATTATATCTCCAGAATTTTTTAGGATGTAGTATATCTATTATTTTATTTTGTCTAATTAAATCTTTTTGTTGTTGGGATGGTTTAAGATGATATTTTCCATCATATTCCAATACTACATTGTGAATTGGATCATATCCATCAATGTAGAATAAATCTTTATCTGTTTTTATTTGATAATTGGGTTGAAACCGAAATCCTAATTTATTCCATTTATCCATTAACTCTAGTTGCCCTTTATCAGTTCTAACTTTTATCCATTTCGTCTTAACAAGCGCATCATTGTATTTTTTACGAATAGTAGGATTTTTCCATGCATTTATAGATGCGTTTTTTAATTTCTCCTTATATTCGGGTGAATTAAAAACTGAGTTTTCATCTTCTCTTAACTTTGAAAATCGTTCTATATTATTTATAGTTTTTTGTGGATGTAATTTTAAATATTCAATTTGTATCTTACTCTGTTTTTCTTTATATTCTTGGGTATTAAACGTTATAGACGATGATTTTTTCCATTCATTAATAGATTCTTTTCTTTTTTGAATTATATATTCTCGTTTACATTTATCATTCCACATAACAGATGTATTATGTTTATGTTTTTTAATGTAAATATCAGATTTATACATACATTCTTTACACATACGATTTAACCTAATTGCTTTATTAAAATTCTTTTTTAACTTATATTCCTGTTCTTTTCCACAACTAGGACAACTTTTTTTCCAAACATTCATAATATTTGTTATTATATCACACATTTATTAATTATACAATTTATTTTATGAATTAATATTATTAAATTGACTTATTATATCATTTATATTGATAGGTATTCTTAAAGTTAATCCTGATGGAATACTTAACCTTCCCTTTCCCAACCCTGGGTTAGCAGAAGCTATAATAATCCAAAGTGTTGGATCTCCATAATACTTATACGCCAAAGTATCCAAAAAATCAGTTTCATTGGAAATTATATATAAATCACTTGATGATGGAGGAATTACTGGATATCGTGTAGTTTTATAAACTCTTTTTCCATCATATCTAGTTTCTATTGGGATGTTAGAATATCTTCTCATAAATTAAGTAATTGGCGAAATTATTACTGGCATAACAGGCTGTATGGGTGGAGTGGGTGGTATTTGTGCGGGTGGTTCAACTGGTGCAGGAGGTTGAACTGGTGCTTGTACGGGAGGCTGAACCACTGCCTTTGTTGCAGGAGCAATATCAGTATCTGGAATTGTTAACACAGGTGATGGTTGTGGAGATAATTTATTAACAGATGGAGTTTTAACTGGTGGAGATTGTGGAGATGGAACTGCATCTGGCACTTTTTGTTGAGAACTATCATTAGAACTTACATCATTCTTAGAATTATTTCTCCAGTCATTATGAACAACAAGTGATCTATTCATAGTATTGGGGAATTTATTATTAGGCACCGTTTGTGAATTAAATGAACCATCACTATTCCTTGGAGCATGACCAAAATTAGCACCACCAACCAATGCTCTTTCTTTTTCAAGAAGAATAAGTGTTACGTCAATATCAACTTCTCTTGGAAGTTGACCATAGTTCATTGTTGGATCTGTTTTTATATATTTTGCTAAATAACTCCATCCTTCATTTCCCGAATTATCTTCATTTAAAGTTTCCCATGTAGCATCTTCAGGAATTGATGTATTAATAGATTGAATAAGAACTGGTTGATCTCTATAAAAATCACCAATTGTTAACATTACCATGGGTGGAATTAGAAATCTATTAACAACCGAACTACCATTAAAATCAAGTGTCGCTTTGGTATAACCCGCTGGTTTTATTAATGTCGTCAAATAATTTATTCTTTGCCAAGTTGGTGCTAACTCAGCAATACTACCAATTACAACTTTGAATTTGAAAGATAAATTTCTATTAAATCCACCATATGAATATGTTTTATCACCACGACCAATAAACTGCATTTCTTCCCACGATGCATTTCCAGCTTCACTTATTCCAGTTAATGATGCTCTAAACGGTATAAAATTTTCATTAACAACATCGTAAAAAAAGAACGCAATTAAATCACTTTTATATGGTTCCCACTGTTTTGTTTCCCATCCTTTTAAATTCAATTTCCCCCATTGACCATTTTCCATTGCCGATTTCGGTAATACGGTTAATGTATTTATAGAATCAAATGTTCCATTCGTCGGAAGACCATACGACTCGCCAAATGAAATTGTATCATCAACCACTTTACTATCTCTATAATCTTGTAACATCCCAAGTGGATAATTTTTTGGGTTTGAATATGGTTTTGAAGTATTGAATAATCTATCATATCCATAAGTGCTTGCCTTACCACTTCTTATAACCGTAGAATCATCTCTAAGTATATTAACTTTATATAAATTTTGACTTGCTTTTCCGATATTACTCAAAACTTTCTGCAAATCACTTTTAGTATTATTTATACTTTTTTCACCAGGGTTTTTAGTTGGAACTGTGGTATATTTTGTAGGATTATTATAATAATAATAATTCATCATAATATCCGATGATGAATATCCATCTCCAGATGGAGTAGCATCAGTTCCTACATTATCCCCATAACGAATTCCAGTTGTAGTGGCAGATGGATTTGGAGATATTTGATATCCAACGTGCATACTGGAAAAATCAAATCCATTTTGAATTTTAGATTTGGTTAATTGAATTGCCGTATTCCCCAGATAATATGTTCTATATGGAGAAGGTGGAACTTCATTATTTTTTCTCATTATTTTTCCACCCGCATACCAAATTGGATTATAAGAAAACTCTGTAGAATTTGCTCCATTATATGAAAACCTACTCGTTCCACTTCCAAGCATCAATCCATATGCTCCCTCATCACTTCTTTGTAAAATTCCATTTTGCCTTGCGGGAATAAAATTAGCAAACAAAGAAGTTGCTAAATTCTTTACTATAGATCCAAATGAAAAATTTTGTTTTCCAGCAGATACCCAAGATGTTTCTAAATGTGATTTAGCTTTGTTGGCAGTGCCTGCTCTTAAAAGACCCTTTCCACCAGTAGTTTCCAATGGTCCACCGATTAAAGCACCTTCAGCAGTACCTGGTGGTTTTGTAATTTTAGGAGGACCAAACAATGCATTTGGAATTGCATCACCAATCAAACTTCTGGCCAACCCACCTAGACCCGAAATATCCAGATGTCTTGACGGTCTAATAGATCCTAACCCCAAAGTCATTCCCGCTGCTACAATTGGAGATGTTGGATTATAAATTCTAGTCTCGTTATATGGATTTCCAGTCTGAAGCAAAAATTGTTTTCCAAGAAACAATATTCCTCTTCCAGATGCTAAAAACTTAGATACTCGTATTACATCTATTGGGGCAGAACCTATTGGAAACATTTGAGATTCATATTTTCGTAACCCCGCCAGACCTTTTCCAGATTCATCAATATAAGTATAATTAAATGGTTCAGTTGTGAATCCACCAATTAACCTATTACTATAATCTGCATATGGAGATAATCTATGATATAGTTTACGTTCATTCGTTTCCCACAAAACTTGTAGTTTTCCTGGAACTGGTTGACTAGGATAGTTTTGAGGTATCGTAATAAACGAATCAGTTGGTTTTATTGTTTGTTGACTTCCCATAGTATTATAAATATATTATGCTTTGTTAACTCCATAACCATTTCTAAACTCACTAGTCCTTGCCAAAGTAGCCGAAAGTAGTTGTCCGTCCAAATAAAATCCAATTTTACCATTCTCAAGATTTTTATTAAGATTTGTAATTGCATTTAGAATATCTGTTAATACCCGACTATTATCAGATTCTTCATTGGTTTGAGCAAGAGTGGGTTCCTGTGTTGATTTATTCTGTGGTATGTTTAAATTAGTTTCTTTTGGATTAATAGTTACCGCTGGGGTATATGCAGTTGTGGCCTTTGCTTCAATATTGTTTCCCATACCAAACCCCATCGTCTTCGCTATTTTATCACTAAACGGCATATGTGATAAAATCCAATCAAATCCAAGTTTAAATGGATTAGTTATAACATTAAATAACATAGCTCCGACAGATGCTACTCCTTTTACTATTTCAAGTCCTAATTCGCTTGGTGAATTTCCTAACCAAGATCCTATTGCCTTCCAAGCATCAACAAATGGTTTAACAAGCGTATCAAATAATGCTCCTGCAATAGCACCAACACCAGCAAGTATTTTTTCTCCAAAATTCATGTTTGGATCATTCCATATTTTATATATTCTACTTGTTAAATTAAATAAGAATTGAATACCCATGATTACTTGTCCAAGAATAGGAATATATCTTCCAAAAAATCCAAGAAACTTTCCAAACGCAATTGATGATTTACCAACCCATAAAAATACCTTTTCCATTGTTGTCATGGTCTCTATTCCATAACGAGCGAAAACCATCATTGATAATGATATTTTTTTAGATATTCCTAGAATTCCAGACATCCATCCAAATATAGAACTGACGGATACACCAAGGGGTAAAAGTGCCAGATTCCAAGCAAATAATCCTTGTGCAATATCCATAATTGGAATTACTGCGGCAAGTAATCCATCAATAACTGGTAAAAATATCTGTGATGCTTTGGCAAGAATTTGATTCCATTTATTTGTTATGGATGTTATTCTTTCTTGATTTGCTAATTGTTGTAAACTCAATGCATAATTAGCAGTAGTTGCGCTCAACGTTTCCGCATTCGCATTCCGTATTCTATCATATGCAGCAACTTTATCTGATAAATTTGGATCTAATCTCGCTTTTTCCAATTGTCTTGATGCTACTAACATTCTATTTAATTCATCTACACTTTTTCCTGTTGCGGTAGCAAATGCTTCCTGTTGGAAAACATCTAAATTTTCAAAATCTATTGATTTAGTAATTCTTAAAATTTCTTTAGTTGATCCTTCCAAATCTCTTCTATATGCCAACTCACGAGCTAATTGTAAATTAATACTTTTTCCGAGAAGAACCGATGCTTCCATTTCAGCTACAACACTGTCTGTAAAATTTAATATATCTCTACTAGATCTCGCTGCCTCATTAAGTGATGTCCCCATACGTCTTAATTCTATAGTAGATCTAAGAACAATGTTTGGAAGTCTAGACATCATTGTTAGCGTAGTAGATGTTTTGCTTGAAATATCCTGCATTATAACATCCAATGGAATACCAGCAATTTCAGACATTGTTCCTGCCATCATTGCCATATTTTGTTGAGACTCCAAAGTTGTTTTGGAAACAGATGCCATATTACGAAGAAACGCAGCAGTTGTTTTTTGAGATATTCCTAATTGTGATTTTAATAATGATGTGGTCTTTACCAACTCAGAAGTGACTAAATGAACATTTCCTAATTGATTTCCAAGTGATAAAACGGAACTATATACATCATCAATAGAAACACCTACATTTCCAAAATCAATAGCAATACGTTGTGCCATTGCCCTAATATCTTCAGTGTATTTTCGGGTTGCACCCAAAGTCATTCTAAAATTTGCTGCGGATTTATCTAGTTTTAAAAACAAATTATAAGAATTAGTAAGAATAACTAATCCTGTTGCGAAAAGTTCCACATAACTGGATACTAAAAGTGGATATTTGCGCAATTCAGATCCTATAGATTTGGCTAATTCATATTCTTTTATTTTAAATCCAAATTGTTCCCTTGCAAATTTTGAAGCAAAACTATACCATTTCGTATCTTCGAGATGTTGTTTTTTTGCAGAATCTATTTCTATTTGATTTTGTTTTCCCAATAAATCATACAAAATTTCATTGGCTCGTAATCTATCTTTAGCACCTTCTATATACATCTTTTGAGTTGTCAATGCTACACCTTCCAACCCAATCAATCCATCATTCATTTTCTGAATATTTACAAGTTCTTTTTGTTGATCATTTAATAATTCTACTTGTTTTTCATAACGCTTGTTTAATTTAGCTTCCAAGTTAAAATTTTCAACCCCAATATCTTCCATGATATTGTATTGTTTAAGCATTACATCTTTAAGTTTATTCTGGAGATCATACGTCTTTTGTAAAAGAGCAATATCATTCTCATCGGGTCCAATTGGTAATGTTGGGTTATTAGCCATAATTTAAAAAGTTCGTATCAGTTATAAATATAACCCAATAAAAGTTTTATGTGAAAGTTGACACGAATATAAAAAGGTGCTACATTTGAGTCATGAATGAAAAAAATCCAATAACGAATGTATCGGACTCAATTAAATCTGCCGCAGGAGCGGCAGTTGTAATCGCCATTCTGCTCGCATTTGTAATGTGCCTCGTTGCGCCAATATTTGAACCATATATAAAGCAATGCAAGCGAAGGTATTACGTTCTTTATGATGATTGTGAAAAACGTGCCGAACAGGACATGAAATCAATTCGAGTTATGTTATGGGCAATTGCAGTTATTGGTTGGATTGTGCTTGGATTACTGCAATTACGACATTATTGATTTCTATTTAATCCTGGGCCTCTGCTAACATTGGATGATTTATTACCAGAACTTGATGCCATTGATTTTTCGTATTGAGCATGTTCCTTCTCTTTCATGTTAGACAACTTTCTAACATAGAAGGTTCTGTATTGCACTGGCATTGCATATACAGAATTATACCCAAACGAACCAATGTGACATAAATCAAATATTAACTCATGAAGCCCAATTTTATACTCATCGGTTAGGCCAAAAAAAGGATACTCCCATTGGAGTCTCTTCCTTTCTCTCCAAACCACAAAAATTACACGAGAAATTAAAAATTGTATCAATATCGGGCATTGTTTCTTTTAAATGTTTTCTTAATGCCAAACTATCAATAGATCTTAATTCCTCATTGACGAATTTTCTTATTGCTAATTTTTCACCATTTCCATCGACTGCAATAATAATATGACTTAGTCTTGTAGTAATTTCACGAGTAAAATCTTTTGTAATTTTTGCCAATCCAGTCAATTCTTGTTCAATTGCAGTTTCATCTTTTTTTGACAAAAGTTTATATGTAACCACAACTTTGGACGATGGGAGTGTGAAATCAAATCTATTTTCACCTTTTGTATATTTTTCAAAATCAAATGGTTTATTATCCATTTTACCAAGATCAATAGAAATTGTATTCTCTTTTCCACATCTTCCACACGTAACTTGTGCGGAATAATCATCTCCATATGCCAATCGTCTTATAGCAAAAAATGCAGCATTTCTATCACATATTAACATTTCGTCTGCATTAATATTTTTATTTATAATAACTGATTCTAAAAGTTTATCCAAAACAATATTTTTCTGAATAAGATTTTTTGAAGTAAGAATATCTTCTTCCTTTGCAGTCATCATTTTTAATTCTAAAGTTCCTGATGATAACGGATTTTCAACTGGATAAAACCATCCCTTGGAAGGGAGGTTAATTGTCTCCGTGGGAAATTTAGATTCCATCTTCTGTGGTGAAGGAACTGGCGAATTTACATTCGGTCTAGTAATAGGTATAATTTGATCCATATATTTTATAGTTGTTACGTCTAAGAATACATATAGCAACTATAAAATTTTCGAATTATTATATTTTATGCAGAAATACTTCCAGCACCACCAGTACTAATTTGTTTTCCCGCCCTTAGATTTTGTAATTCTTTTTCTTTTGCAGTAACTTCTAACTTATTTTGTTTTACTTGTTGATTAAAATAATCGGATTGCTTTTTTACACCTTTCAAATCCATATCCGCCGTACGAATGGTTTTTAATCTCTCCTTATCTGCTTCTCTCTCCGCTTTTGCTTTCTCTAACGAAGTCATTGCATCTACGGGTGGGGCAGCAGGATCTGTTGTTGGACTACCAGTTTTATCGGTAGATGACGACATAACAGTATATTCCTTTATTACTTTTCGTGTAATATGGCGTATAAGTTCTTCTAGCTGATTACGTTTCATTTATTTTTTATTTAAAATTTCAGATACTACTTTAGAAATATATTTCTTCAACATTATTTCATTAATACCATTCGGTGTAGGTGGTTGAGCATTGATATTTTGTCCATAATTATCTGTGGTAGTACTTGCTTTAAAATCATCAGGAACCATTTTGGAAGTTGATGTTCCCAACTCAGTTGGGGGAACGGATGCATCTTTGGCAACTTGTAAGCTTTTATCTGCCATAAGAAATATTTCATCAGAATTTGGATCGTATTTACCAAGATATAAATAAGTAATTGTATTTGGATTTTTTACGGCGTCTTTCACCATTCGTAATGTAGATGCTGCGGTTTTTACATTAGATCCAGCTAAAGCAGCAGAAAGTTGATGTAAATTTCTATCTAATGACATATCGTCTCCCGATTTAAGAGGAACTTTTTGAAGTTTGGATTTATCTCGTGGATTGACTAAAACTACTCCCTTTAACTCTGGAGATTGTGGGGTTTCTGGTTCTTTTGGTTCTTCTGGAATACTATCTTTTTCATTTGGAATCTCTGGTTGTTCGGCAGTGCCTTGACCATCTGCGGGTGGTGCTGCTGCACCTTTTATTTCAGGATCTCCTTCTTGTATTGTTGATTGTGTTAATACTTCTTTAACACATGAGCGCACTAAATATTCCAAAAGTTCTTGTTTCATATCATATAAATATCACTGTTTAATGTTAAAATATAGACTAATATTGACTCATCTCATCCCAATCTACATCATCGGGCATTTTAGAAATAACTATAGAATTATTATCAAATCTAACATTAGGTATCTTAGTCCAAGTATATCCCCCCGCCACGTTCATATAAATGATATGGGATATCAACTTCAAATATTCCTTCTGCTACTCTTGCTACCACCCATACATGTTGTTCACCCATTCCTCTGGAATCAATAGTCATACATTCTATTCCATTATCATCCAATACCCCCGCTATTGCGTCCGCTATATCTTGACATATTCCTCCTCCACCATAATCATCATTTTCTGGGTCGCTTTGGTCCCATTCATTATATACCAATTGTGCCGCTTGTACTAATGATGGAATTACTCTCTTTATATCATTAACAGATTTATTGTGTTGTTCAAGAATAAGTTTTAATAGCATATGAATAAATATTAATCTAAAAATTTAAAGATGGATGTTTGCTTTCGTGACATTTACTACATAAAGTAATCCCAGATACTTTATTATTTATATGATAATTAATTACTTCATTTGCAATTTTTCTTTTAGTATTAAAATTTGAAACATCTATTTCATCCCCAACATATTTTTTTATTATTTCACATAACATTTCTTTATCGTGATGTATATGAAGTTTTTTATTACTTCCACATTCCACACATTTAAATCCATCTTTTACTAAAATTGGATATTTCCATTTCTTGTAAAACGAAACATCATTATACACCAACATTGATATTGAACTTGTTCCACCATTCCATTGAGAATGTCTATTTCCATATAGTGGAACTATTTTTCCATCATTACGCAACTTTCGCATTCTTTTAGAATATTCATCTCTTATTTCTAATGTAAACCTTTCCGATATTTTTTCTCCATATCGTTTAACACTTTCATTTGTTTCTTTTGTTAATCCATTATTCCACGTTGTTATTTCGCCAGTCGAAAACCTTTCTTTTCTTGTATCTAATGAATGTTCTAATGCTTTAGGATTATGCCCCCAATTATTTTTTACTCGTGATTGGTGTCCTTGACAATAATCTCTAAATCCTTTTAATTGCCAAGACCATTTTACTTTATTCTTACATCCACATTTACATTCTGGCCATAACCCATTTAAATAATAATCAACATAAAATTGTTCGGATGACACGTTATGTGTCCTAAACATATGTAAACTTAGAGACTTATATTTTTCAAAACTTATTTCACATTTTAAACATTTGTACATAAAAAACCCTTCTGAACATAAATATACCAGAAGGGTTCCAAACATCAATTTATTTTACTTATGATTATGCGATTCTAAATAATTTCATAAGTTGTTTATATACAACAACATCAAAATTGAAGTATAGCGTAGTCATACGAAAGCTTAAGTGTTACGAGAACTGGATCTCCATCATTTTCCCATTCAAGAGTTCCACCATCATAATCGGTGGGGAATGCTCCTTTAAGAGTCCATTCTTCAACTTTGTCACCTACTGGACCTAATACATCAATAGTGACTTCTTTCTTATAGAAATCTTGATATCCATCTCTACCAGTTACAGATTCGTGAGATAATCTAAACCACTCAAACACCGTTTGGGTAGCAGAAGGAACAATTGGATCAAACAATTCAATGGTAATCTCAGACCATTTGGTTTTACCTTTATAGAACCATTGTAAATTGATATAATCTATCGTTTTACGTTCTTGTGTCCATTTAGGTCTATCTGTCTTACGAATAAGATATGTTGGGATACCGTCAATATACATTAAGAACCTATTTTTTGTTTTTGGTTCCCAAATCTTATAAAACGTTTCGTCGTTGGTTAATAAATCTGCCATATTTTAAATCTTTTGATTGTGTTTGGTCTTATTATAAATATACGTGACATTGAGAAATATATTAAAATATTTACTTCTTAATATATGGTTCAACTTCCACGTCTTGAACTGATTGTGTTCCGCCTTTATTCCATTTAACTTGAAATCTATACTTTGCGTTTGGTAAAAGCCAATTACTTGCTCCTGGATATTTAGTTAATATATCACTTATATCATCTTTATCACTCGCAATAATTCCTATCATACCATCCGATTTTCTTCTTACTTTACTTCCCAATTCTCCTGGTTTAATAAGAGATTTATCCATAACATAAATATTAGCTGGATTGTAAACACATACTTGATCTCCATCTAATAATCTACGAATACCTTTTCCTTTATACCACACAGCATCATATCTGGAACGTAATTCTTCTGTTAAGTGTTTAGTTGCTCTAAATCTCTCTTCTTGTATTAACGGAAGATTATTCTCCATTCCATCCCATTTTATTCCTAAACCAAAAAAAGTAGTTTGAAGAGTTACTTTATAATCATATCCATTCTTTATCCACCATTTCATCATATTATTAGGTGAACCAAAATTAATAGTTTCTAAATGTGGAACATCCAAAAAGTATGCTTTTAGACCAGATGAAGTGCCACCAGCAAACTGTTGTGCTATTGCTCTAACAGTTGTAAAATATACACCAAATCCAAGCATATGTATTGGTGCAGGTATTCCTCCTGAATAATTACTTGTTTCAAATCCATTAGTTACATCACCACTTCTATCATTTCCAACAAATACTTTAAAACCTTCTTGTCCTATTTTTTCTAATTTATCTTGTGAAGTACCATGATATACAGGACCAAACATTTTATTCGTAATCGCAGTATTTAGTGATATATGTTTCAATTCATTTTCACACAACAATGGTTTTAACTTGATCATATTTTCTTTCATTAAAAATTTTTTCAACTATTTTTCCTAAATATAACATTTCATCATATGTAAATACATCAAATTTTACACGATTACAAACAGAACAACATACAACACAGTTTTCTTTTGTATAACCAATAGAATTATTTTTTCTATCCAACATATAGCTGTGTAATTCTCCCACTATCCCATGTTCTTTCCATACAATATCACCACTACAATAATGACATTTATTTATTTTTACAAATTCAAGAATATCATCATATGTTAAACTACAAACTTTATTATTATATTTAGCAACTCTTTTTACCATTGAAAAAATCCAATAATATTTGGGTTTCAAATTTCTCTGCGTAGTAGCATAAACGTTCCAACATCCACAAGATTTGCTATGTCTATTTCTTAAATTAGCTCCAGAAACTGGTTTTATTATTCCACAATCACATTGACATAACCATATTGATTGGTTATGAATATCATTTTGTAATCTTTTTATTACCAACAATTTATCAAACCGTTTTCCTATTAAATCTATAAAATTACCCGCTGGCCAATGATGTTTTCCTACTTTGTAAATATCGTTGCATTTGTTTATGTTTGATTTCGTCGATATGTCGTTGGTAATAACGTTGATTTCGGATTCGTTTTTGCTTTCGGAGTTCATCTTCAGTCCTATTTAATTGTTTTCTTCCCATATACAATAAATATACTGACTGAATATAAAACGACTGAATTATTTATTTTTTAATTTTTCTATTGTTTCATTAACCAATTCATTCATCATTTCAGTAACATCATTCATTTTTGGTGTTTTTCTGCTACCAAATTTTATTCTCCAACGTTCCCCTTGAATATGTAATGGGTCTTCTTCAGGATTTGCTGCGCCGTATCCTTCTGTTTTTAATGATTTTTCATTCAATCTATGTCCATAGTCTAAATAATCGTCTAATTTCTTTTCAATATGTAATGGTTTTATATTGTATGTGTCTTTTAGATATTTTAATGCTACCAACAATACATTCTTTTTTAAATGTCTCATATGTGTTGGAATACCATTTTCATATGCCACATATAATGTTTGATTACTTGATTTATATCTCCACCAAAGATACACTGGAATTAAAGTTGGAAAGTTTCTAAACATGGAATGTCCAAGATGTCCAGTTGTATCAATACCAGATATGGTTTTATTATCCCCATTTGTAAATCCAATAATAATATATGGAGCATTATCAGATGGAAGTTTATCACTAAATGCAATTTCATCTATATTTTGAGAATCATATCCTCCTTGGTTTGAAACATCTTGCAAAGTTGCACTTCCTCCCTCTACAAACATAGATGCTAAATCATTTCTTGGGTGAACCACATTTAATACTTTATCTATAGCATATAATTTCTCTTCATCATTTTCTGCATTAAAAATTTTACTATATAATTCTTGTAATGTGGGTAACGCAGAATCGCTTAGTAACCAATATCCATCATTATTGGTAAAATAATTAGTCATCCAATCTTCCCATTCTTCATCTGTAAATGTATATCCCAAATCTTCTAGTTCTGGTCTAACATCAAAATTTGAATGACCCATCATTTCTGTAGATGCTTGAAGTCTCGCTATATTTGTTAATATTTGATCTGATATTTTATCTATATCATTTGAATCTACTCTATGATATTTTCCAAATACCAACCACGTTTTCTTCAATAACTTTGCAGGAACCACATCCCAACGAACTATTCCTTTACCTCCACTACGTTTTAATAAATCCGCCAAATCCGCTAGTTGTTTATCTCGTCTTTCAAAGAAGTCCGCAGCAGCATTATAATCTGGATCACCACTCTCATTAATTGATTGATTTATATACTTCAATCTTCTTTTTATTTCAAAATTGAACTTACAATAATCTCTTAATGCATTTGTAATTCCATCAACATCACTTTTGTTTTTATAATAATCATATGCCCGAGCAGATTTATTCTTCATTGCTTTAAGATTATCCAAAGTCATTTGACTAAATTCGGGATTACCTTGATCATCCTTTGGCATTGATGGTAGTGGAAGTTTGGATTTTACATCAGACATTTTAACTTCACCAAACGTATATATATTTTTATGTCTTGGATTTATAAATCCTCGTTTTGATAGAAATACATTAACACGTTCTTTATCTTCCAATGTTGGTGCTGTATTCCATAAAACAAGATTATCTTTTTCAATATATCTCCAATTTTCGGAATTTACACCCGAAATCATTCCATGTTGATTATGAATTTCCGATCTGGCATTTTGAACAGGGGTTGCTTTCAATTCTCCATCAAACGTTGTTCCAATATAATCCTCTTCTACATTTGGATTTTCATATGATAGTTTATTAAGATATATTGAACTTTTTACTTCATCCCCCTCTTTATCATAATACGTCACATATACAATTGGTTCTCCTTTTTTATCTACTCTTACCCCCGCTCCTGCAATGGTAACTTCAGTGCCTGATGGTGTATATAAAACATCTCCAACTTTAAGTCCTGATTGTTTCCATAACTCCATTCCTTTTTGAACTTTAACATCAATTGCTCCCTGCATTTGGTCTAAATAATGAATATTTTTATAATCATCGGGACTTGTATTTCCTTCGGCAACGGTCATCTCTCTATCATATGTTGCATTTATAGAGTCTTTAAGTTGTTTTATAATTCCTTTTGATCTTAGAATTTTAAATACAATATTTTCAACACTAAGTTCGCCGTTGGTATCTAATCCATATTGTCTAAATGCATCAACATATTCTTTTGCACTTTTCATTGTTTCACGACTTTGACTACTCATTGCAGACTCAATATATTTTTTCATACCTGAGTATTTTGATTGAATAGCCATTTTATCTACTTGAACGTTTTGTTTAGTAGGAACCCTAACCCATTTGTCTTTTATAAGTGAATAAATTCCAGTTACGTGAGGTTTTAACTCATTAACATTCTGAAGGTTCATTTCAACTTTATGACTTTTTACGGTAACTTGATGCTCTAAGTTCCAATTTGCACTAACAGTTTTTACTGTTTTATTGGCAGTTTCTGGTGGCATTTTCAATTTATTATAATCAATAATAACATGAACATCCGAATCACTATCTGGCGTCCAATTATAATTTGCTATTGACCCCATTAAATAAATGTCAACAATAGGAGATGGAAGTTTTGATTTTTCATAAAAATCATATGCCATTCTTAAAAGATTAACTCTTACTCGAGGATCCAAGTGAGCGTATTCATCCCACATATCGGGACAAAGAGTATCATTGTATATACGAAAATTAGACATTTTATTTATTTTCTTCTATATTAACTGCGGCCATTTGACCACCTGGTTCTTGTTTATTATATTTCTTCTCTCCACTAATCGGAAGTCCATCTACTTTTGGAAGTATTGGATTCTCATCAACTTCTTTCATTAAACCTTTATTTTTTCGTGCCAATTTACGAATCTCACGAGCTTCTTCCACCGAATGACGTAATAATTCCGTAACAATATTATTACTAGAAATAAGTTTTTTACATTTAATATGTCTCCATGTCAACCCACCATCATCTGTATAATCGTTCCCTTCGGAAATATTGTTCTCTCCACACAAACAAATATCATTTAAACGACATTCTTTAAAAAAATCGTTTAAACTTATGTTTATTAGTTCATTAACATCTTTATCCATAAATAAATTCTCCAATATCATTTCTTTTTCTATCTTTCCAATATTGATTAGTTGGACGAAAATCTATTAAATTTTTTATTTTTATAAATTCAACATATTTCCTTTTCATTTTGAAAGAAACATCATAATATAAATATTCCAAAAGTTTAAAAATATCATCTCGTTTCGAACATCTTATTTGATATAAAAATTGAAAATGTGGAACTAATTTTACATTAAGCACTATGTCTAAATTATTCTTTATATATGAAGATATTCCATCACACATAGATTTTGTTCCTACAAAATTCCACGTAAAATTCTTATTATCAGAACTAAACACCGATCCATCACCATCAAAACATCCAAGAATAAAATATTTTAAAAACTCATCTGAAACTATTTTATCATCCGGAAAAACAATTATTTTAGATTTAACAGGAACACATCCAAGATTTATAAGAGACTCTCGTAATTGTTTATTAAAAATATCCAACCGATAATGTAGTTTTATAGTTCTTTTATCTTTAATAATATGAATTGGATTGGTTGCTTCTAATTTAGATTTTACAAATTCTATTACATCTAAATCATTCATACCAAGACAAATTCTATTACTTTTGGAAGACACATTTCCATCAGTATAAAATAACCCAAGAATATACGCCTTATCCTCAGAATTTATTTCTGTAAAATATTTCTCGTTAATTGTATATTTAGTATTTCCAATCATATGTTATAAGTATTAATGTCTAAATCGTTTTACAAGTTCACTTAATTTTATAGGACCAGCAATATCTTCCAAATCTTCAATGGTTCTTTTATAATGGTTTGAATTATGTAAAATTCCAAATCCACCTTCCTTATTCCATCGTTGAATGGTTATAGGCATATCATCAATTAAAATGGATGCTTTGTTTGCGAATTGTGGTTTTAAATCCTTTCCCATCACAATAAAGACTTTTTCTTGATCTAATTCAGGTATATTCTTATTTATCCATAACCTCTTACCTTTAACAATTTCTTTACCCCTTGTTGGGTCACCCGAGCCTGCTGATGATAGAATATATACACGTTCGAATAAACTGGTTGCTGATTTCCATAATTCCTTACCACCATGTATCCATTTTAAATCAACCCAAAATTCAGATCCAGTACTGGAATATGCTTTCCTTGCTTCTTTTTCATCATAATTAGTCAACGTTCCCTTTGATTTTTTATAATTGTCAACGTAACCTCCATTGAAATCTACAAGGACTCCATCAAGGTCTATATACAACTGGTAGTCTTTATTTTTCATCAATCAATATCTTCTCCAAAAAATCATTTTTATTATTAGATTTTTTATAATCATTTTCCCATATACATCTGAATTTGTAGCCATTTTTTATAGCAACTTCGGATTTATGTTTATCCCGATTCCATACTTCTTGAGCAGTCATACCACACGCCTTATTGTAAGATGTGGAAGAATATTTTAATGGATTCATATGCCAATAATCTCCATTAAATTCTATTATTAAATTTTTTTCAATAACTAAAATATCATATAAATTATTTTCAATTCTTACTCCCATTTTTATAGAATGTCCCATTTCAGTCAACAATTTAGCAATATCCTTTTCAGGTTTGGAAACCATAGTTTTATTCGGGGTTCGTTTACCAGAAGCAAATCCAGATAATATTGTGTTTCTTATTTTTTGTTTCGTTTCTTCACTATGATGTTTTCCACGCATCCAGTTTGATTCTCCTAACATTCTATCAGCGTGTTGTTTTATCAAAACATCATTCCACCCCTGTCCTCGTATTTTTACAGACTCTAAGTATTTTTTCTTTGTTTCTGGATTATTGATAAGTTTTCCTCCATAATTAGGATTGTTTTTACCACGAGAATAAAAATGAGGTTTTCCTTTTAATGCTTCTGATATTTTTCGTTTATGTTCTTCAGTCATATCATATAAATAGTGTTGTACAACCCAAACCCGTCCATATCTACATATAATAAGTAATCTGTATTTTTCATCCATTAAGTTCTATAAAAAGTTGACATGTATTTAAAATTACTGTACAATCGAAGTACTTCGAATATATAAATAATTATTCTTAAAAATAAAATAAGGAATATAATAAAATAAATAGTAATAAGTACTTAATACAGGAAAATATTTGATTTATTCCAAGGATTAATGTTCCCACCCGAAGTATATGTTTCATCCAATGATTTTTTCTTGGTTTCTTTTCTTTTTATTGCTTGCATAACTTTATCATAAAATCCTGAATTTTTCAATGCTTTTACAAAAGCAGGATGTGATTTTGAGTTCATCAATTGAAACACCTGATCCATATCAAGATATTTTATTTCACCAGTTTTTGGAACAGTATATACAATTTCTCCATTTTCCATTGAAATAGGATTTGTTTTTGGTTTATCAACAGGGGGTTCTTCTGGTTTAGGTTGTTGTGTTGTATCAGATACTTTTGGTTGTTCAACGTTCGTGGTAGTTTGGGTTGAAGGATTGTTAACTGGGGTTGTTTGTTGTGTTGGTATATTTGGTTTATTTGACAACGCTTTTTTAACTAGTGTAGATGTTTCTATTTTTTCTGGAGGTTGTGTTGGGTTTTCAGTTTTAAGTTTAGCCCATGCATTTGCTACTAAGTTAGTAGATTCTTTTTCTCCATATTTTAAAGAAATTAATGTTAAAATAGCATCTTTAAAGTTTTTATAATTTTCAATTGGTGTTGGTTTTAAATCTGGGAACTTGTCAAAATATCCAACCGCTTCAAGTGATTTTTTCCATTTATCAGCAATTTCAGGAGGACCGTTTAAAACCTGTCTAAGATCACCTTCAGCATATTGTTTTGTTTTTCCGTCTTTTTGGTGTGATGTAACAACACCTTCATCATCAAACGTCAAAGAATATAATCCTTTCTCCTTTGGTTTAAACTCCATTCCTTTACGTCTAACAACCGCAAATAATGATCTAAACAAATCTGATTGCAACGAATTAATTTCGGACATTATTTTAGGATCAATTTTGGTTTGATCTAAAGTAGGTCCACCCATAGGTTTGGATTGTTTTAAAAGTAAATCAACATTTGTTGTTTTTTCATGCCCCAATTGTGGTGCTGCTTGATCATTATAAAATTTAAATATTAATGCCTTTGTTGCTTTACCATCATCACCTTTAGACATTACCCATATATCATTAGTTCCTTTATGACTATGCCATATTACTTGAATATTTTTCTGTTTTCCTGAAGGTAATTTAATCGTTTTTTGGTTACCAACATTAATAGAAAAAGATCCTGGAAATTTTTTATCTCTGCTATGGAAATTATATACGAATTCTCCAGGCATTTCATCACTTTTATCATCAGTTGTTGTATTATTTTTATCAGTTGGTTTCTCAGGAACGTCTTCCTCATTAATTTGCTTATCATGCATACTTTGTGGAAGTTCTGGAGCATTAAATATATCAGCAGAATGTGATGCATCTGCTTTAACTGTTTCTATAATTATTTTAACTACTTCAAGAATTAAAAATGCTGCATCATTGTCTGTAATTTTCCCTTCACTCTCACTAGAAGGTTCTGCATTACCACTTGGTGTATTTGTATTAGATGATGGAGATGTCTGGGGTGCTGTGGGTGCCACTGCCGCTGCAACGGGTGGAGTAGATTCTGGAGTTGATGGAGCAACGGGTGGAGTTGTTCCTGGAATTGGTTCAGATGGAACATCTGGCATCGTTTTTAATGTTTTTAATTTTCCTATAACATTTGATATAGTTCCAGCGGGTATAACCCCCGTTTGTGGTTGTGCAACACCTTTAAAATTTAATTTGGAAGCAACATTTTCTACATTTTGTAATGGTATATTAGTAGTTTTTGATGCATCACTTAAAAACATATTATATAGATTTAATATTTTATTCTTAAATCCATTTATTATTTTAGATGGATCATTAGACCCCAATTTTTTATTAAGACCAATATCACGCTTTGCCATATCCCAAAACGCTTCGTCCAATGATTCTCTAAGTAAACTGTTTGGATATTTTGGATTAAATGAAGAACGCAATGATGAGTAGATATTATCTAATATATTTGCCATTTCTTCTTGAGACTGGTTCAAAGTAAATGTTGATAAAACTTGTTTTCCTTGAGAATTCCAATCATTTAATATAGGAGTAACCTTTTTCACGAATCCGTCCCATAATGAACGAATTATGGTTTCATACGGTGGTTGACCTCCTTGACCTAACATTGATGTTGCACCTCTTGATATCTGTGCTGCTTTAGATTGTAATCTTGAAAATGCACCTTCCTCCACATAAGGAGATCCGTTTATATTATTTAGAAAATCTTGATCCATATACAGGTATAAATATCATACCATAATATTACATTCAAGTTTATCTTCTTATTCCATCAATCTGCTATCCTATGAATTCTCCCATATTATATCCACATCATATCCATAGGATTTTAATGTAATAATTCTCTCTTCGTCTTTTTTCCATATCTCGTTAGCGTTCATATGTATATATTTATGATAGTAACTTTCCGAATATAATAATGGGTTACAGTGCCAATAATCACCAAAACATTCTATAACTTTTTTTATTGATGGAATATAAATATCTACAGATTTTCTAACATCCGGTAAATATTTCTCAATTTCAGCATCTGGATATTGTAACAAAACTTTCTCATATTCCCGCTTTTGAAAATTGGATATTTGTTTTCCATTTGTTTTATTCTTTTTTAAATGAAATACATTTGGAACTCCATATCGTCTCATACATGTATTTTCATTTTTTATAGGATTATTATAATTTTTATCCCCATATTTTTCCAATTTCGTTTGTTTTCCTTTTTCTATATTATTATAGTTTTCATCGCCGTGATTTAATAGTTTGGTTAATTTTAGTTTATTTTTAAATCCTGGAATTTTAGATACATGATTTACTCCATATTTTATAATCATGGATTTCTTTAATGATAACATTCGTCGTTCATTAACTTCTGGACTAGAATTTAATTTTAATAAACATTCATTGGAACATGTCGTTTTTTCTCTATTTTTATATATTTCAAATTGTTTATTGCATATAACACAGTTTCGTAGTTCATGACTTATTACATATTTACTCTGAGCCATACATTTATAAGAACACCTTTTACGATATCCTTTATGTATCCCATCAAATTGACATTGCTCTCCACATATTTCACATTTTCCAATATCATTGCCGTTGAGATAATGATATAATTTTTGTCCAAATTTTGGAAACGTATATAATTTATTAATTTTATCATACAATAAAGGATGGTGTCGTTTTAATTGAATGCTATAATTATCTTTATGTATTTCAATAAATTGAATCAGTTCTTCTTTGTTCATATGGATAAATATACATGCAACCAACCAAAATATCAAGAAAAATTATAATAAAAAATCCCACTTTATGTGGGATTTTATGATTACATAAGTAGTTGATTATTAAGAATTTGAAAAACTTGCACCTGAAGCCATAACATTGAAGTCTAAAATTATGAATTCAGAACTCCTGACGGGTTTTAGCCAGATTTGACCATAAAGGATATTTCTATCAATTAAGTCTGGAGTGTTATTACTTTCATCCATTCTTACTTCAAATGCATACAACCCACTACGTTGTTGTACACTTTCCAAATAAGGATTGACAATTGCCAAAAACTTGTTGCGAGTTGCCGCAGTATTTTGTTCAAATACCAAGTATCTTGCAGTAGAAGCGAAGAATTTTTTAATCTCAATCAACAATCTTCTTACACTGATACGATCCAATGCAGATGCTTTTACTTGTAAGGTTTTTTGACCCCAAGCAACAATTCCTTGTCCTGGGAATGCTGCGATAGGATTTATTCTTCCCTCGTATAAAACATCACGCTCAACGTGAGTTGTTCTATCAGTTACATGTTTCGCAACTGCAATTCCACCACGGTTTAATCCAGCTGCTGCCCACCATTCTCCAGCAACTCTATCATTTGCTGCATAAACTCCTGGCATTACAACAGATGGTGGAACGGTTACTAATTGATTGGTGTTAGTATCTTTAATTTTTAACCAAGGATAATATGTTCCTGCATAGCTCGTATCAAACTCACTTGCAAGGTTAATAACTTCGTCAATTTGTCCTGCTGTTGGGTTTCCATCATCCTCATATATATCAAGAATATAGAAACAATCCCCACGAGTTTCACACATTTCTACAACCATGTTTGTAACATATGGATGTAATGAATATACAATTCCAGGAGTTACAATAAGATTAATATCGAATTCGTCGGCATTACCCAACGCACCAATACATTGTTTATATGCGATAGATCCAGCAGCAGTACTATTAGAACAGTTAAGTCCCTGTGTGTTTCCTGCTGTCATATCTCCACCAAGATTTTCTTTAATCGCTGGTGATTGACCATCAAATCCACCTTGGAATCCGAATATAAATTTACGCATTTTCGTATATACTATTTCATTTGCAGTATTCGTAAATACTGATGGAATAGAATTACTTGCTGATAAATAATTACTGTTTTGAACAGCTACACCATTTGATGTAATTTCTTCATCCAAAGCAAATGTTGTATTTCTACCTACGGTTGCTCCAGAAGGAACTGGTGCAAAATATTGTAGATTATCTCTCCAATGTTGTTGTCCAATTGAAGATGTAGGATACAAATTGGTTAATTCCGTATCTGCACCAGCGGGAGCACCCATAAAGTCAATTCCAGATGGATATTTTCCAGGAAATAAACTATAGACAGATGCTTTACTGAATGCCATTGGATTAGTCCAATATCCCAATGCACCATTTACTGGTACTGAATAAGCTTGGAATCCATAAGGAACTGCCGTAGTAGGATATGGATTTGGAGTCATTTCTACACGAATGTATTTGCTTAGATTATCATAATCACCGAATTCAATGATTTTACCATCAAATCTGATATAATTATAACGATCACCAATTCTACGTGCAATAAAGTTTGGTGATTTAGGATCCATTGATAAGTTATTAAATTGTTCAATAACTTTCACTTTTTTATCTGTATCACTATAATCACGAACTGTTAATGTAAACGTTCCCCAGTCACTTCCAGCAACGGTTCCTGCTAATTTTACATTTGATATTTCAATTTTCCAAGATGTATTTGTATATGTTCCGTCTTGTAATGTTAATAATCTGAACAATGGGAATCTTGTTGAAGTTCCACCATTCCATGCAGATATTTTTTGAGAAACTACCCAAGGAGTATATGCATTAGTTAATCCATATGCAGAATCTCCATTATCCAAGTTCAATGACCATTGATCTGTAAAGTTCAAAGGTTCACCTGTCCAAGATCCAGATGGCATTGCAGTACCATTAACTCTCCATTTTGTTGGTTCGGCTGCAATTTTTGCAATATCGTCTTCAAATATATTATAAAGATAAGATGATTCAATTTTAGTTCCTGGAGCAAATGTGCTTGGATCTCCTGCTCTAGCATTGTTTCCAAATACATTTGTAATATATTTTAAATCATTTGGATTTAATGAGAATTGATATGTTCCATATCCACCAGCAGAAGACTGACTTAATGTTAAGTTGTAATCTAATCCTATTGAAGTTGTTCCATCTATGGAACTAGCGGTGTTTTGAGTTGATCCTAAAAATCCAGGAGCATGAAGTGTTGTATCTAATCCATAAAACATAGTATTGGATAAAACTGCCAATACTTTATATTCTGGAGATTCACTTCCCCAAAGTCCTGTGCAAGGATCAAATGTTCCACTTCCACTTTGGAAGTTTCCACTATAAGCACCAAAACTTCCAGATAAAAATCCGAAAAGATTTAACGTTACTAAATTACAATACCCAAA